AAGACAAAATATTATAAAAAATAAACGCATATAACAAAACTGATTATTATCATTAAATTATTAAATCATTAAATCGTTAAATCATTAATTTTCTAAGTTAATTGCAATTGATTTACCACGAAAAAATTCTTGATTCTCAATTATTTTATATAGTGGATCCATAAGAATTCCATCACCAACACCAATGAATATAATTCCAAAAGTATTAGTTAACGTCGATAAATGATGCTTGACACGACCTAATGACATAGATGTACAATTTGGAATAGATGATATAAGTACGTATATATTGCATGTATTTTCAGCAAAGCAAAGCTTATCGTTATCAGAACTTATAGCACATAATGCATTATACATATTGCAACCATAAGTTTCTATATATGCAATATCTCGTTGAATATAGCCGTTTGATAAAAATTCGATTGCATTTGTTTTAGTTAGGCATTGAAAATATGTTGTGTAGCTATCATCAAATGTATCCCATTTGCTAGTTACATGCATTGAATATACGTGACCATTATCAAATGTATCAATTGACTTGCATATATTTGTATACATTTCAGGTCTAAAATTTACTGTTCTATTATCATTTACCAAAAAAACAATATGTTTTCTGGATGAATTACTTGAAATGTTATTAATAAATTGTCCGGTTTGAGAATGATCTGAAAAAATGTTATATTTATCAATGGAGCTATTTATTGATTTTATGGCAGATAACGCTAACGGTTTATTAAATAACTTTCTGAGCATTTTACGTTAATATGTAAATGATTTTGTATAAATAAATAAAATAATATTAAAGAAGCATAAATGATTATTAAATCAATTTTAAATATTATTTGTTATTTGTTATTTGTTACATATAATCAAAATCTTTCTGTTCTGATAATTTTGCAAATTCATCTTTCTGCTCTGGGTTGTTAATTTCATCTGTTCGCTTACATTGTTCAACGAATTTATCGTTGGCTGCTTTGTCTGATTTATATGATTCATCTTTATTTTCAAGTTGTCGTTTGGCATAAAAATATCTAATGGATAACGCAATAGATATTGGACTATATAAAGAATGTATAACACCTTGCCCAAATTTATCATAAAATACATCTAAATAATCAAAAATTGAAAAATATGTGCGAGCATCATGATTTATAGTATACAACGAATATACAATACTATAACCAATAGAACAGCTTACATATGCAAGCAGCTTATGTGAGCGTAAGTTGCTTAATAAAGTTGATGTAAACAATTGCATAATGTAATAATATAATATTATAATAATTTATGGTTGTGTGTATGATATAATGTAATAATATAATAATCAATTTTTTATCTCTTTCTCTTTTTTTTAATAGGTTTTGCTGTACCATCTTCATAATATAATCGGTATTTAACTATGGCTTTTTTTGATTTTAATCCATCTAAAAAATTTTGCAACTCGGTGTTTAATTTGTTTTCATTTATAAAATCTACGCTGTAAAATGTCAACGTTGCGTCATTTGATGAATATTGATCGTCTACAGAAACATCATTTTCTGTTTTATGTAATATTTTTTTTAATACGTAATATACAATTTGTTCCATTGGAGATCTGTCGTAACTTAAATCTACTGATTTTGGAAAATCAACAGATAACATAACATATGGATATGTATCATCATCTTTAAGTTTTAACATATTTATTTTTGGATTATTAATTTTGTCATAATGTACACGTATTGCCGAAGTATTTTTTCCATCCCATGTATATTGACCAGGAACATATTTTTCAAGTAATTTTATTATTAGTTTTTTTTCTTCTGCTCGCATGATTGAATATTGTATATTGATTGGTTTTTGGTTATTTATTTGATTTCCGTTTATGTTTAAATAAACAACTCCATACATAAACAAATTATCACTCCAATTATGACCTCTACGTTTATCCATCACAGTTGGAGGATAATCACTCCAATAATACCCATCATTAGATTGCGGCATATGTATTAATTCTGTTACAATATTTTTTCTAAACTCTCCTAAATTGCCACGTGCAATTATTTCATTCATAAATAAATTTAAGTTAGTAATGGTTTTTCTAATTTTGCTGCTGGAATTTTTTATGATATCTTTGAAGTCTGAATCAGTTACTTTCACAAAATCAAAAAAATCATCCTCTGTAATTATTTCTGGTAAATCTTGTTTGGTTTGATCTACTGCACTTGACTGAGAGCTCTTTGGCTGAATAGCTTTTGATTTACGTTTAGGTTTGGATTTAGATTTAGATTTAGATTTAGATTTAGATTGTTTTTTTGTTGTGTTATTTTTAACAGTCGTTGGTTTTTTATGAAGTTTCCATCGCTTTACACCATTTACATCTTCTGTAATTATCCAAATATTTCCATCATTACCGGTTTTTTTAGTGCCAACTTTATATAATGTTGCACTAGCTGTCGGTGATTTTCTTTCTTTAGAACTCATTATATGATTAACCTATTAAAATAATTAATAATAAACTTGATGTTTGAAATATCATATTTTGAAATATCATATTTTGAAATATCATATTTTGAAATATCATATTTTGAAATATCATATAAAGTTGAAAAATAGAATATTTTAACTGGTTATGGTTAGTTATTCAGCATATTAAAATTATTGTATATTATATTAAATGGATACAATACATGCAATGGATACAATGACCGATATAACTAAAAATAACATAACTGAACATAAATTTAACAATTTTGTGGCAACTAATTTTTATGTTCATAAAGGATTGTTTACATATGACAATTGTTCAATTGCTATTTCTCGTGTAATGATGACTAGAAATATGCAAGAAATAGTAAGCTGGCTTAATATGCAACTAGTATGCACGCTGGATGAATATTTAAAATTAACTGATCAAAAAATAAAAGATATGTGGATAATTCAAATATTTTTTCATATATTCAATAACTTAGAACATATTTTTGATGAACATGTATTGTATCCGGGCGATGAATCTATTAATCAAGTTCGAAATATATTGAAAACTACTAAATTATCAAACAGACAGCTTGCAATACAACAACATTATTTTGCAAATAAAGTTAATAATTTAGATGGTTCAATAAAATTAAACAGCACGGACGATTTAGAGCAAATATTAAATAGTATGAAAAAATTATCTATGGTAGAAATTAAAGAAGAAGAGCAATATATGTTTGATACTGAAGTATTTGAGTGTTTACAAATTTTTAAAAATAGACTTATATGTTGGATACAATCTTTCGATTGTATTTTACCTGAATCAACATATAAATTAACAGATATAGTAGACAACTATGAAAAAAACAAAGGATGGCCTAGCATAACTGATCAAATAAATAAAGATTTAGAAGAAATATCCAGAACAAGAATTGGCTTTGGATATATATTTAACGGATGTGTCACAAAGACTATGTATGCATTACATAAATTGGCAAACGCAAATAAATATTTAGAATTGTTTGGTTTGGAAATTATTGCGATATATATTTCAGGATATGCATCAGGACATTCAATTGCTGAAATTATTAACGTTACTTCTCTACTAAATCACATAAATAGCGGTGAGTATGAATATGAATATAATAAATTAAACATATTGGTCATAAACAAAAATTTACCATAAGTAAAAAAATTATATACGTCAATTATTCATTTATTTATTATCATTTATTTATTGCTCATTTTTAATGAATTGTATTAAATTTATAAGTCTTGTGCGTTCTTCTTCTGTGTTAATTGTACTGTAGTGAAATAAGTATGGATGTATTATTTCGTATTGTTTTAGTATATTTAAATACGTTTTGCCATTTTGTCCAGGTGTTGTTATATGTGATATATTCACGAGAACATTTTCAGGGATTACATAAAATTCAGTGGTTTGATCGTTAATATTAATCCAGTATATATTGTTATCTCCGACATCATACGGAGAACGTTTTCCCTTTCCACTATTTTTATTTAAAGAAGCAAAATATGAAACTTTATGTTTCATTTTAGAGCACACAATTTCTTGAACTTTTAGGTGGTCAATTTTAAAATTATAACTCAAACCCATCATATTATTTTGTTCAAATTTTAAATATGGAATACATTGAGTTCTTTTCAAAACAAACTGGTATTCCACTTTCATTGCGGGACTAATTGGCATATTTGCGTTAATACTATCTGAATTGTAAATATCGAGTTCGTACAAGCTCATTAGTTTTCTTGATAAATCATCCAATCTGGTTAGATATTTATCATATTTAGGGTTTGAATCCATATAATGAACTTTAAGTTCTAGTTCGTCGGGCGTTACTATCCAGCATTTATCAAATGATTGTTGTTCATGAAATTTATGAGTTTTATCAGTTTTTACATACATCATTAAATATACAACTCCATCATATTTTTTTACTACTCTAAATCCAGAATATCTATAAGGATGACTGCATGATTTTACTTTTATCTTGAGCCATCTGTTGTCAGCGGACGATATTGGTTTAACAATTATATCAGATGAACACCCATCCCTTATTTTTTGTACGTCAAAACCAGGACATCGTTCTTTTATTTTATTAATAACAGATAATTGTATTACTGACGACGTTGTATGACCATCGGCAGTTTTAGAATTATTGGACATATTTATAACTTGGGCATCAAACTTGCATTGTTTACATACAACACCTGTTTCATCAACAATGAGCCCATAATACAATGAGCCCATTTCATGTCCGCATGATGAAACAATTTTAAAATGAATATTTCTGATGTCCATTGTTGTTCTCAGCGAATAATATTCATCTTCAGTGGTTAATAATCTACATCCTCTTATTTCATATTCATGTTTTATTTTATTATAACTTAACATTCTGGATTTTTTTATACGGTTTCCATCTTCGTCAAAATTTTCCGATTTTCTTTTTTTGTTTTTTTCACGTTCTTCTGAAGATTTAATATTTCCATTCTCGTCCACATTATCACTATGTGTTTTTAAAACACTTTCTGATATTTTTTTCTTTGTTGCCTCGCTCAAGTTTCTTTTGTTTGAGCATTTTCTAGAACAAAATAAAAAAGATTTTTCTGTGTGTTGAAATTGATTATTGCATGTTATACATGTTGCTGATTCCATTGAATATATACATGCTAAGCATATGACTCCTTCTTTATGTTTTCTTAGCTTATTAGGAGACACGATACATATATGACCACATCTAGATTTTATTGTGACAGTAGCTTCGTTCTCGCAAATAAGATCACAACCATACTTATTACATATATCAATAGTGCTCAACATGTTAAATGAAGTGAAAATGCGATGATTTATTGTTAAATAAATTTATGCAAACTATAAATTATGTGAATATAGCAATAAGTGATATTTTTCAATTTTATTTGATTTACTCGCTAAACGTTGATCGATAAAAATTGAAATAAACTTTGCTTATATATATTCAGTTACACATCACCAAAAAAACTATCATTAACCACATTCATGACATCAGAAGGAACACTTGACATTAATCTTACTAAAATAGTTAACTTATTTTTTAAAGAATTCAATACTGCTGAATACAAAATGTTTCCTGTGATTATGATGCAGTTTTTCTGCTCAGATCAAATGTTCGTTAAGCAAATTTCGTCGATTAATGAAACTGATTTACCTGAAAAATATAGAAAAGTATTAAGGCATGCCAAATTGGTATTATTAAATCCACACAGTGAAGTTTACACAAGTCAAATGTATGCAGAGGTGTCAATCCTAATGGAACAACTTAAAAAAGAATTTGAAACAGGTGAAACGCAAACATTTGTTTCTAAATGTTTGCAAGAATTATATGAAAGTCTTAAGGGAACTGGATCGTATAAACCTACAGTACCTAGTCTTAACGCAACCGATGCCACTAATACTGATAGCACAAACAAATCAACTAAAACAGAAGAAGTTACGCGAGCTAAATCAACAAAAAGAAAAAGAAACAGAAACGATAGCGCAGATAATAAACGTAATAAACGTTAAGCATCAGCGAGCATTAACAAATATTAAAGTTTTTGCATGTTAATTTTATTATTCACTATTAGATTAATATATTCATTTATTACATTTGTTCTCATTGAATTATCTATTTCATTAAATGGTGTCATTCCTGGACCTTGATTTACTTCTAATATTTTTATATCAAATTCATCACTAATAAAGTAATCTACCCCAAACATTTCATAATATTCGTTATTGTTTATTTGAAGTTTGTGTTTGTTGTATTCATTAACATATGCATTGAACAATTTTGACGTAAATTCTACACATTTGTCATATATTTTACTTAATTGCGGATCTTCACGTATCAACGCGTTATATGTTATTGGATATCCGTTTTCGTAATGATTTTCACTAGTATAAAATGATGATACAGATGTATTTAAATCGTTTGATTGTTTGTCATAATCTAGGGCTGTATATGACACAATTCCATCATTAGATAAATATCCAGCCGCTTTAATTTTATTTATATGAATAATGAGATACAATCTGAGGTTTATTTTTTTTGATTTATACGTATACGAATTTAACAAATATTGTTGAGCAGCTATAATTTTTTTATCTGTTATTTGTTTACATTTATCATCTATCGATAATCCTTTTTGCTTATGCGCGAGTTTTTTATATATTATTTTATGGCCTTGTTTGCATTCGTTATTATATTTTTGTATGTCATCAGGAAAAATATAAGTTGACGGCATAATATCGCTGACGTTGTTATTTGATAGCGTTTTCCAAATGTAATATTTTGATCCAATTAGATATGAGTATGGAATATTAAAAAATTTTTTGTTATTATATTTTGCAGTATATGGCAATATGTTATTTGGACAAACGATCATATATTTACTGTTATCGCAATGTCCGCTCGATATTTTTTTGTTCATTTGTGAATGTATCATATTGTTCACGCTTGATACACTACCAACCAAAGATTTATTTGCGCATGCATTTGATAATTCTAAATAAATTTTATTGTCGGACGCATAGTTTTCATATAACATATACAACACCATCATTGATAAAATTATTGAGACATTGCGGTTTTTTGTTTTGTCAAACTGCAATATGCTGGATGAGAATAACATAAATCCAATACTAAAAATTATTCTTCCAAAAATATCGACATGTTTATTATATTTTCTTCCATGGTTCATTAATAATCCACCTACAGCAACTATTATTGTTGAATATGTGTGTTGATATTTGTTTGCTGTTAACACATGGTATATTAATATAAATGCAACAATATGCAAATTACTAAATATTTCGTATTTAGTATGCCATTCAATATAACTTCTGGACAAAAATGACAAACCAAGTAATGCAATTATTAGGGTTGTAATATTTTTGTTTATTTTACGTAATTTAATTGCCAACGATCCCCACACTAACAAAATTACTATTAATCTAAGAAACACATGGTTGTTATAATTGTTATTAGAACAAGTTGGAAAATATGATAAATTGTATTTTGGATATAGTTCGGTAAACGGACTAATTAATGTAAAATATTCCATCATATATTATATATGGAAAATAACGAAGTAAATAATTCTGATTCAGAATCTACATTTGTGTCACATACCGATATAATTAAATACGCAGTAGAATATTTAAACGTGTTAATGTTGAGCATTTTAATAGCTGTATTTGTAGCCTATCGTATATATAAAAAAGATATCAAATGGTGGCAAAAAATTATGATGGTGTTAGCTCCAGTGATTGCAGGATATGCAATAGAATTTGTTATCAACTCGCCCAAACCAACATATCGTTTTATGCAGTCAGCATTGGCAATGAAACATGAAAGTATGAATGCAAGTCACGACATTAAAAAAGGTACATGGCCATTTGTTGGATCGGCTGTAATAACATTAAACGGAATTGATCATTTATTTATAGGTGGAGGACAATCACAAGGCGATTTTCTTATGAAGCACGTTAGTGGAGAATTCGTAAATATAATAAAAAATACTGGATTGCAAAAATCAGGTAAAATGCCAGCGACATTTTGCGCAGTAGCATTTGATTTTAATGGCAATGGATTAGAAGATTTAGTTGTTGGTCGTGAACACGAAGTTACGTTGTACGAACAAATAGAACCTTTAAAATTTGTTCCGCACGTGCTAATAACAAAATATGATAGAAATCCTTTATCTCTTACGATATCTGATTTTAATAAAAATAAAAAGCCTGATATTTACATTAGTTACTTTACGTTATCAAGTGAATATAAAGGTTCTATTTTTAACGATCCTTCTCATAATAGATCTAATGTTTTATTGCAAAATATAAGTACCTCTGATAAAATACAGTTTAAAAATGTAACAAAAGAAACAAATTCAGGAGGGTTGTATAATACATTTACATCAGCATTTGTCGATTTAGATAATAAAGGATATCCAGATATTGTGCTATCGCACGATTCTGGAGAAATAGAAATATTAAAAAATATAAACGGCAAACGTTTCGAATCTATTATACCATACAACAAAAAAGGAAATTGGATGGGTTTGGGTATTGGTGATATTAACGGAAATGGTAAACCAGATTTATTTTTAACAAACATTGGCGATGATATTAAACGAAATAAAATGTCTCTTGGAGATATTAAAAAAGGACAACAGCAAGATTTTTCGCATGTGTTATTGCAAAATGAAGGAGACTTTAAATTTAAAAATGTTTTGAAAAGCAAACAAATTAGTGGAGATGGATTTGGATGGGGAGCATTGATGGCAGATATAAATTTACAATCAACAAATGACATAATATTTGGGGAAAATTTTATGTTAAATCCGTTACATTGGTTATTTCCAGGAATTGGATATTATTACGAAAATATGGGAAGTTATTTTAGAAGACGCTTTAAATTCAATAATCCTTCATTTTCCCAAACTCCCATAATTGCAGATCTCACTAATAACGGATTAATGGATTTGGTTTGGATAAATATGAAGGGCAAACATTATATTAATTACGCAGAACACAAAAAAAAAAGATTTATTACAATTAAACTTCCAAAAACATGCGAATTTGTAAATGCAAAGGTTGATATTAATTTAAATAATAAAATAACTGATAAGTCAAATAATAAAACAAATGGAAAAACATTATATTCTCAAATAATTAACGGAGGCACTGGATTCGGCTGCGGATCATCTCATATGGTAACATATGGATTAAAAAATAATACTGTTAAAGATATACAAATAAAAACAATTTATGGAGATATATATTCATATAATGGCAATTCAAAAAATATTTTGTCAATACAAGACTTTACTAAAT